ACCTTCACAAGGTTCTCCTTGAGCTCCAGCCGCTTCGTCAGGAGTTGCGCGGTGAGCCGCTCGGCACCCGAGATGTCGAAGGTCCACCCAGCAACCTCGATGTCACGGCAGATGGACGACACCTGGTGCTCGAGTTCCCATGCACGGTCGGAGATGCCCTGCTGGACCAAGTGGTGCCAGAGCTTGCGGGTGACCTCGGTGTCCTGTTCGCAGTACTCCTGCATCTCCGCCGACCACCTAGACCAGTCCGCGGTCTCCCCGAAGACGTCCTTGTGCAGCCCGAGGCGGTAGCCCCATGCCTTCAGCGAGTGGCTCCCGATGAGATCCTTGGGGAACTCGGTGCGCTTGAAGTCGTCGTTGCGGATGTCCGGGTAGCAGAGGCGGGAGAGGACGAGGGTGTCCACGACCTTCGCCTGGGTCTCGAAGCCCAGCACCTTCCGCATGGCGGGGAGGTCGAAGTTGATGACGTTGTGCCCGACGATGGCCGGGGCAGCCTTGAGGATCCGCAGGGACTCCCCATGCCCGATGGCCTCGTAGGTCGATGCGAGGATGTTCGAGGTCACCGCATCGCGGACCACGATGGAGTGGATGCGGGTGTATCCGTCGAGGGCGTCGGTCTCAATGTCGAAGATGACTGGGTTCATGCCGCCTCCCCCGCAAACAGACACTCGTTCTCCATGACTTCATTGCCCCAAGTCACCCACCCCGGCCTCTTCCTCCGCGCAAACAGCTCTAGACGACCTGTTCCAGGGAACAAGGCTTCCAGAGAATCCTGGACCAATTCAGGCTTCTTGCTGTGAACCGACCTTGGAGAGAGGATGACCTGCGAGATCGGCTTCGTGGTCGAACGCTTGACGTGACCACGCATCCCGAGCAGGACGTATTCGCAAGCAGACCTGGTGTAAGAACCAGGACCGCACACGATGGTCCCGGACTTCGGGTTCTGCTTCACCCAGACAAACAACATTGTCTTGTAGCGAAACCCCCAGGCATCCATCACTTTGAAGGCATCCGGGAGACACGGTCCGGTGGCCCATAGCGCCAACACGCAGTTCTTGTCCCGGACACGGCGAACAGGAAGAGCACATATCTCATCGGTGCTCATCGTTTCGTAGTGCCTCTCGGGGGCGAAGTTCCCACCGTCCTTGCCGGTTCCCCACAGGTAGGACCACGGTGGATCAGCGCAGATGAGGGAGAACCTGCCGTTAGGGAACTCCGGAGGAGAGGAAGTAGTCATTCCCCAAGCGCCTCCCGCGCCTCGTCCGCATCTCCCCGGTACATGACCGCCGGCGTCCCCTTGCCGACCCAGGCTCCCTCGATGTTGAACGAGACCCACTCATGGGCCTCCTCCTCGGTCATGCCGTCGTCTATGAACTTCTCGACGAGCTTGGCGTGGTCGTAGACGACGATTGCCGGCTGGCCGCAACGGACCGCCCAGCCCACCACGGCGTCGTCGCATCCATCCAGAAACAGGGGGCCGTCAGCGATCATCCTTGATCCTTTCGCACAACCGTCTTATGTCAGAGACAATGTATTGACGATCCTTGGCGATCCAAGGGTCAGAAAGGAATATTGCCATCTATTTCTTTCGGGTCCTCCGCCGGATCGAACATCGGGCACTCGGCCATGCGGCCCGTCTCCTTGTCGTACTCCAGCGCAAGGCAGGAACCCGTCTCTCCCGTGTAGCGGCACTTCAGGACGCGAACCCTCGTCTGGTTCTTGTTCTCGCCCTGCTGGTTCCGCTCGAGCGCGATCACCGCATCGGAGAGCTGCGCGATGCCCTGGCTCGACCGGAGGTGGCTCAGGCTGACCTCGCCTCCCTCCTCATGGCTCCTGCCGTCCACGCGCTTGAGGTGGCAGACCATGAACAGGGTGATCTGGGTCTCCTCGACCAGGGTGCGGAGCTTCGTCACCAAGGCATCGAGCATCCGGCGCTCGTCCCCCTGTCCGTCGTTGAGGCCACTCACGGCGATGGAGATGTGGTCGAGGAACACGGCCTTGCAGCCGAGGCCCTTGCCCATGTAGCGGATGCGGTCGAGGAGGTTCTGCCCCTCGGTGGACCCGAAGTGGTCGTAGAGGTAGACCTTGTTCTCCCCGAAGACCCGGTCGAAGGAGTCCTTGAGCTCTTCCTTGTTGGCCCCGAGGTGGAGCCGGCGGTTGGCCTCGAGGCTCATCAGGCCGATGGCGGTGCGGGCCACGGATTCCTCGAGGGCGATGTAGCCGACCGGGGTTCCGCTCTTGATGAGGTGGTAGGCCAGCTCACGGCAGAACTGGCTCTTGCCCACCCCGGTCCCTGCGGTGACCGTGACGAGCTCACCCGGGCGGATCCCGTGGAGCATCTCGGTCAGGGGTGCCCAGGGGTAGGCGATTCCCGGGGATGCGTCGAAGGACTCGATGCGCTCCCAGATGTCCTGTGCCGCCACGATGCCGTCAGGACGGTACGCGGGGGCGATCCAGGTGGCGTTCACCAGCTCCTTCGCCTTGCCGCTGCGGATGCAGTCGTTGGCATCCTTGGCCGGCAGCTGCGCGATGAACGCCTTGCCGGGGCTGAGGACCTTGGCGCACTCCTTCGCCGCCTTCTGCCCGGGTTCGTCCATGTCGAACGCGAAGACCACGCGGTCGAATCCTTCGAGCCAGTCGAGGCTCTTGGCGATGGCCTTGGGTGCCGATTGGGCACCGTTGGGGACGCTCACCACGGGCCACTTGTGCTCCTGCACCTGGCTCAGGCTCATGGCATCCAATTCACCCTCGGTCACCACGACCATCCGGCCCTGCCCCGAGAAACGGTGCTGACCGAACAGGACCATCCGCGAGGCATCCCCGAGGATCCTGAACTGCTTGTCCGCGGTGCGGAGCTTCTGCGCCACGACCTCTCCCGAGGCATCCCGGTAGAGCGCGACCTGCACGGGGTTCCCGTGGTGCTCACCGATGCCGTAGTTCCAGAGCCGGCAGGTCTCCTCGGTCAGCCCACGCTTCTCGAGGGCTGCGTATTCCACTTCGATCATCCCTGGGATCCTTCCTACTCTCTGCTGCTGCGGTTCAACACCCTCGCCCCGCTCATGGTGCTGGCACCCGAAGCAGTAGGCATGGCCGTCCGAGTAGCGGGCGAGGTTGTTCCTCGATCCACAGCTCGGGCAAGGCTCATGGCGGATGAAGCGAGACGACTCCGTCATGTGGTGAAGACGACTGCGGTTGCCTCTCCGTGGGACCAGACGGCGTTGACGTTCTGCCCCATGAGGGGCAGGAGGTCAATCGCGTCCGACCTGCGGACCGGAAGCCACTTCTCGTCCACCTTCGATCCGACCCCAGGCTTCCCTGCCCGAGTCCTCCGGATCGTCACCCCGGCATCCCAGGGGTGGTCTTCCTCACGCATGTAGAAGGAGACGGTGACGAGCGTTCCTTGCCCGTCGTACTTGACCTTCACTCATGCCTCCACCGCGTAGCAGCGGGTTGACTTTGGAGTCGGAGTCTCGGTCTTGTGCAGGAACGAGTTGAACCAGGACTTCCCGAGGTGACGCTCGATGAAGGAGCTCAGGGAGCAGGCTTCGCTGTTCGTCAGGGTCATCCGGATGTCGCCCGAGGTGATGACCAAGGAGTCGCCGTCAACCGAGAAGGTCGGCTTCTCCGGGTCGGCTGGGACGAGCTGCGGGTTCAGGACGGTCTTGTAGGAGTTGCTGTAGTGCATGGATGAACCTTTGTGTGTCCTCGAGCCTCATCATCAGGAGCCAGTCGCTCCTGTCCCGGCGCATCAGCACGACGGGAACCTTGTTCTTGCAGTCTCGAATCGCCTGCTCGATGAAGTCGTAGACCGCGATGGACTTCCTGAGCTTGACCTCGCAATGGATGTCCCCGGTGCCTCCGAGGTCAGCCGAGAGGGCACCGGAGGATTGGGCTGCCCGGTACGCAGACTGGATTCCCCAGCACTTGCGTATCGCATCCCGGGCATCCCGCTCCCCGCGCTTCCCTCGCTCCCGGTTGTTGGGCATTAGTCAGTACAAGCACCGCAAGCGATGCCCTCCGTGTCTGGCCCGTCGAACAGGACTCCTTGGATCGAGACCTGCTGGAGCATCTGCTTGTAGGTGGGGATGTCCTTCCTGAACCGAGCACCGACCAAGTCCTCCATCCCAACCCACCACTTCATGCGTTCCGGATCCTCAGCGATCAGGCGCTCAAGCGTCTTTCGGCTCTTGAGGAAGCACCCGAAGCAGTTGCCGGCAGAGTTGTCGCCGGGAGGGAACCCGAGGTCGAAGTCAGATGCCTTCCAGAACTCGTTGACATCCGACGCGGTGACCCCGGCGCGGGCCAAGGGACAGACCTTGACCTCGTCGCCGTGATCCTTGATCTTGGCGACACGCCGAGGCTCATCCGCACGGATGCCAACCGCAGTCGTCCAGGCATCCCATCCGAGGATGTGCTTCGCAAACCGACGAACGGCCAGGACCTTCATCTCGCTGGTGCAGAACCGGGTGATCGGGTTCGGCAGATACCGCTTCTTCCCGATCAACCCGGCAAACACCTTCCCTTCCCTGTCGGCGGACTGGGGAGACACCTCGCGCACGAACGGACGCTCAGGCATCCACTCAACCCACCGCACGGGGCAGTCCCAGTTCCTCGACACCGCTTCGATGAAGTCGTATGTCGCTGGGTGCTCCCGGCCCGTGTTGCAGAACACGACCTCCACCTCTGACGGAAGCGATCCGCCGTAGGCGTCGATGACCTTTCGGAGCATGTATCCGCTCGTCCTGCCACCGCTGAAACTGACGATGGCAGGCTGCGGGATGCGGAAGGGGTCCATCAGAAGTCCTGGGCCTTGACCTTCTTGCCACCCGCAGCGGCCTTGACTGGCTTGGGGTCATCCTCGAAGTTGTCGAAGGTCTCCGAGACGAACCCTTCCTCGGAACCGAACCCGAAGTCGCCGGCGCTGCTGCCCTTGGGCTCCACGACCTCGATGAGCTGCACCCCGCGGAGGCGGAGGCTGATCCCGGCCCCGGTCGCCGGCTGGTTGTAGGTGCTGATCTCGAGCGCGAGGCGGGCGCGGGTGCCGCTGCCGATCCGGAGGTTGGTCGTGTCAACCTTCTGGCCCTTGGCGTCGAACAGCGCGGGCTTCTGCTGCCAGCTCTTGCCGCTCTTGGTGTTCACCTGGAACGGGAGCTTCGCCTTGACGACCAGGTTGTTCTCGTCGTCCCGGGAGCAGGGGAGCGCCTCGTTGACCTTGACCTTCTTGCCGCCGGACTCCTTGGCGCATGAGGAAAGCCATGCGGTCCGGGCGTTCATCAGGGTCTCCTCGAGGTCGTCGGCTCCCTCGCCGGCGGGGATCACGATGTTGGTCTTGAAGACCCCGGAGGCGTCGAACCGGGTGTCCGGCTCGATGAGCGCCGGGTACTGGAGGATGCCTGCTGGGGTCGTGACCTGCTGAAATGCTCTCTTCATGCTGTTCCTTCCTTCCTTGGTTGGGGGATGTTTCCCATTGTACCGCTTGTGTGAGTGTCTGCAATCCGTGACATTGGGTCAAGCAAAGAAATACTTCGAGTTCCTGAGCTGCGTGATGTCGAGGTTGCCGTAGCCCGGGGGCTCCGGGAGCGTGAACCCCTTCGGGAGCTGCGCCTCAATCTGCCGCATCCAGTCCTTCAGGGGGTCACCCTCGAACGTGTCGATCCATGCCTCTCGCAGCTCACGGGCAAGCACCGGGTGGAACGCGGCATGGACGAGGTAGGAGTCGTGGACGAACGCCATGTCCGGGATCTTGGCCTTGACCAGTCGTCTCGCCGTCATCCGTGCAGCCGTCGCGTCGAGGCTGTGGACGAGGTTGGGGACGATCCCGTTGACGTGCTTCCTGCGGTCGATCCGTGCGGTCTGGTTTCGGATCTGCCAGATGTGCGCTTGCTTCCCGAGGGTGGTCTTCACCTTCGAGGGCTCGTAGGAGTAGTAGGACTGCTGCACCGTGAAGCCGTCCGGGGTCACCCACATGGGGTGGATGCCGGCATTGACGATGACCTGCCCTGCCTTCCGTGCCCAATCGAGGAACTGGGTGCCCTTCACCACGATCTCCCCGATGCTCGGCCACACCTTCCGGATGAGGAACCCGCATGGCTTGCTCGGGTCCATCCACGGGCCGTCCCGGTGGTTCTCGAGGTACGCCTCCTTCAGGTAGAGCATCGCTGACCGCTGGCTGATCGAGTACGGCAGGCACATGACCGGGC